GTCTTCCCCCTCGTATGCGCCGTTTTCTGCGTACATATCAGTTACCGCTAGAGAAGAAGAACGTCACATCTAATGTGCTGCCTATGGTTGCGTGTAGGTTTGATCCCACGTTGGCAGGGAATCGGTGAAACCCAATGGCTGGCGTGATCGTGCCAGACATGACCGCACCGCTTGCGCCACCATCCTTGAGCACCAAAGTGCCTGAGCTGGTGTTATTAACGTAGAAACCAATCAACTGGCAAGGGCCAGTGCTGACTGCGCCTGTGCTGGTGATGTTTTTGTATCCACCTACTTCTGCTACTGGCTGGCTCATATGCGTTCCTCTTTATGTTGCATCTCATATTCCCACAGCTCATCAAGTGTGATGGTTTGCAGGGTCTTGCCCTTGGGCGGTGTTTGATCTCTTGCCTCTTGTCGATAGGCTACTGCCAACATTCTAAACGCATCTGCGGGGTGTGAGCACCAGTCGTGGCGTGGAGTTTGACGAAAAGTTTTCTTGTCTTCATCGTATTCTCGCTGGTATTGCCTTAACGCTTCCAGCCCCTCATCGCATCTAGAGTCAAAGTAACAGATGGGCAGGATCATCCTTACCGCTTGGATGCCGTCCTGTATGCCGATCTCAGGCACGATTGCCAGTTTGCTCATGCCGCCCAAATGTGCAGCCAACTGCTCGACAATCGACTTACCCCCCGAGGCCAAGGTTTTGGCTCTGGCATCATGCGGCAGAAAGTGGCGGGTGTATCGGTAGCCCTTGGCTATAACCGTATTGGCTAATTCCTCAATGCTTGCGCCGCTGACAGCGTAATAGTCCATTACCCTGATCTCACCCCTAACCACCTGATACCACCAAATTGCGGTGTCATCCCGATACCCTAAGTCCCATGCGGTGTAAACCGGCGCTTCTGGCTCAAACGGTAGCTCACAAATCCTGCCCTCATCATCAGCCAAGCGCATTTCTTGACCGTAAAACGCCCCCAACAAGGCGGCATCAAAGCTGCACTCGTATTCTTGGTCGTATTGGTCTTGGCTTAACTGTGACCGAGCCGCCTGCAATTCTGAGTCGGGCAATATCTGGGACACGCTTGCGGGCAGCCTTAACAGAAACCAATCAGGCACTACTTGGCTTACCTTGTAGATGTCGTGGAACTGGTTTTTGCCTTTTGGCGTACCCCCAAACACAGCCCAGCCAAGGCGGTCAGACAATGTGGGGCGAATGACATTACCCCAAACGCTGGGCTTAAAGTCACCGTATTCATCAAGGTAAACGCCGTTAAAACCTAAGCCCCGCATAGCATCTGCGTTGTCAGAGCCAAACAGCATGATCTTTGCGCCATTGACTAATTCCACGGCTAAGTCTGATTCATTGGTGGTTTTGGTAATGGGCGCGGCATAGTGTTTGATGTAATCCCACGCCACCCGCTTGGCTTGGCTGCGGAATGGGGCTATATAAGCGTATTGCGCCCCCCTGTGACCCTCGGTAATGGCTCGCTTGATCAAGTCGTTGATTGCCGCTACGGTCTTTCCAGCTCTACGGTGGGCAACCAAACAAGACCAACGCTCAGTCCTGTTGTGAAATGGCATAAAAGCCGCCCTTGGGCTGTAGGGCAGGATTACTTCACGCCGCCCCATGTCACCACCATTTCTACCGGCCCGTCATCTTTGCCGGTGATCTCAGTCCTTGCCAGCTTGGGTACATGGTATTCAACCACTGATTGAAATAGCTCAAAGGCTTTGGCAGGGTTTGGCTTTATATCGTGGTCAGGAACGCCGTTAGCGACCTGATCAAGCCAGTGCTCTAGGCGGTGTGAGTTGTTGTCAACAAACATGGCTATGGCTTGCCTAGCTTCAACTGTGCGCTTGTTTGGCAGTCCGGCGGGTCGGCCCGGCCCTGCTGTTGTTTTTTCACCTTTTTTAAACGGCATATGTTAAGGTTGCTTTACAATATGGTTTTGGAGGATTTGCAATGAAACTGATTATAGTTAAGAAATCTAACTCTGGCTACACCGTTGAATTTGACCAAGAACTAGCCGATTCGCCAGAAGATGATCAGGACGCTTTTGTTGCTGATGCCATAGCCGCTTTAGAAGATAAGCTAATGTCGTTGCGGTATGACTCACTTTCTTGAAGCATCTTTCCAGCCGCGCTGCTTAACTTTTTCTTCGTAGGCTTTGATTTGGTCAATCAATTGTTGGTCAATGATCTGGAATACGCCAGCCTTGCGTTTTTCTAATGCGCCAATGACTGCATCGTGTATCTGGCTTTCATTAAAAGGCTTGCCGTTTTTGTCTACGGCATTTTCATATTCTTTGCGTATGGCGTTGTATCGGTCGCGCATAAATACTTCAGATGGCACATTACCTATGCCGCCCACATATTTGCCGCTGAAGTCTGTTGTGTAACTTGGGTTGCTTGATGGCGATAGTGTTAAGGGCTTTTTTCCATGCGACATCACCACATTCAATCCATATCCTCGCGGTACACCCAATAAATCTTCGGCAGTAATTGCGTTGCTTATGTCTTGCCGGTTAAATTTAAAATATTTTTCGTTGTCTTCGGTGTACATTGACCGCACAAACTTTTTGCGTAATTGTCCATTGTTTACATTTAGCAATTGCGCTCTACCCTCTGGCGTATTGATACCGGCAAATTCTGGGTAATCCTCTTGTACAAATTTATTTATTTCGTTTGCTTTAGATTTTGCAGCCTTACGTTTATCAAATAAATCTAATAATATAGTTGTTGGTTGTACTGAGTAATTTTCTGAAAACGCTCCCATTGTAGTGGGTGTTTGTAAAACAATGCCCGAGCCACCAGCGTCTAGGTTTTCTTTTCTTGCAACATCCACACGGTCTGCAATTCTGTCAACAATGCTTTTGGCTGATGCCCCGCCAATATTTTTTTGTTGATGCAAAATATCCATCAAATGGCCTTGCCCGCCAGTAGTAATTAACGGGTTTGTCAGCGCTTCATCTGATACAGATTCAATTCGGACGTTTCGGCTTGAATTGTCCCAAGGAATTGTGCCTATGCTTGCGCCCTTGTATTTTTGTATGTCAAATGCTTGCGGGGCTACCAAACCGCCTAAATCAGTTCTTTGATACCTTGTGCCAACTTCTGGCGGCATCTTTGGTCTAGTCGGCATATAAATAAATTGCGACTCAGGCGTAATTGTTCCCAGCAATGACCGTGTGGGTTGGCCTGTGAGCTTGTTGCTAATTTCTTGCCCCGCCAATTTTGCATATCCTGTTACCGCAGGTTTCAGCACTTTAGCGGTCGCTGGTGTCATGTACCCGCCCAGCTCCTCCATCCCCGCCGTTTCTGGTCTGGTGGCCGTTCCTCTAGGCATCATGCCCAAAATATCCCGCGAGCCGCCCGGTAACTGTTTGTCAGGCGTGTAGTTCACATCCCCAAACACTTCCATTGGGTAAGGTGTCCTAACCGTGTTTGCGGTATCCACAGGCGCACCCAAAAATGTTGATAAACCTCCGCGACCCAATGATTCCAGATTACTGCCAACCGCTTGGCTAAACCCTTTCAGCATTCCAAGCAGGTCGCCGGCCGTGGCTTTCTTGCCGTTTTTCAGCGTGATCAACGTGTCAGCCGTAATCGGGCCGGTATCTTGTCCATACCCACCACCCAGCGCCGCAGCCATGTCACGGTAATCAGCCATCAACCGTCTCCCGCATTTTAATTAAGCCGTTCATCATTCGGCTTTTAGTATTGTGCCACTGCTTACTGAAATCACAATCTTGGTAATGGTCAAACTCAGGAATGCCTAGCGTGTAATGCGCTATCTTGGCGTTTTTGTTGTCTTGCTCGCCCACCAGTACGTTCCATTCTTTCGGTAGCTCACCGATAAGTGAATCGGGCAACCAACCGAATCGGTGCAAGTCTGAGCCGCTGTGGTCATCCACAAACTCAGGTGTTAATACCTTATTTCTTGGGTGATCACAATTCCAAAGTATTAAACTTGACCAGTTCTTTCGGGGATAGTCCCGATTCGCCGCTTCCATCGGTGTGCCAATGTATTTCCTTGGGTGCTTGGTCTGATATTCGTGCTTGACCACCTGCACCGCCTTGGTCGGGTCAAACAGCTTGCTTAGGTCAGCAATGTTGGACAGCATCAGCATATCGCTGGCATCCATAAATATCGCCCTGCCAGTGAATTTGGTGAAATAGGGGACTAGAAACCGCTGATAGGTAAATGCGTTTGTGCCGTCCCGCTGTGTACCGTGTAGCGGTGTTATGGCGACTGGCTCGCTGGTGCGCTCAATCAGGCTCTGGCAGAACACATGGTAGCCAATGGCCTCCCGAGGGTCATAGCCAGCGAATATTCTGATCATTTGAATGACAGTAGATAGATTGTGCTGTCCACCAGCGCAGCGATCTCATCCACAATGTTTTGCAAATGGCTATCGTCTGGCAAAGCCTCGCGGTTTTTTTCAATGTAGGTTTTGATGCTGGTCAGGTACTTAACAGGGTCTTTGGCGTTGTGAAAGTTCTCAGGAAAGTCCTTGATCTTTTCGTAACAGCCAGAATAAGCCTCTGCGTAATTGTCAGCTAAGTCAACAATGGCAGGGTAGTATTTGCCCAAAGCCTTGTGTACAGCGTATGAATCGGTGCTCAGGTGCATGAAATGCGTCACCGTTGAGCTGTGAAACAGCGTGGAAATAAAGTCGGCAACGTCTTTTTTCATGGTCATCCTTAAAGGTTGTTAGTGGCTTCCATAAAGCAGGATTTGGGCGCAATTCAACAACAAAAAACTCCCACCGGAGCTAAACCGCTTTCCACCAACACGGCTGGAGACTGGTTGAATTCACCAGCTTAAAGTGACAATCTCCATGCGTCTTGGCAAAAAAAGCAGGGGTCAATGCCCCTGCAAAGAAGACAACTGCGGCTCAATTGTAAACGCTGGAATAGGTACGTCAACAGGCCATAAGCCTTGGATGTACAGTTTTTTTACCGTGGCAATGTGCGCTTGTTTCCACAATTCTTGGCGTTCTTCCTTGCTTAACTTTCTGCCTTGGTCAATCTCGTAATGGCATTTCAGGCACAGCGCAGCCACCAGATTGTCATCAGCCTTAACGCCCCTGCCTTTGCCGCCGCCCCAATTTGTGTGTGCTGCCTGCACCATTTGCCCTGACCCGCAGGCTTGGCAGTCAAGCCCTGCCACCAGCTTAAGTAGCTTTTTTGACCTTACATAACTGTGTTTTTGGAACATGGGTACACTTCTTTTTGGTTGCCGTTTTAAATGCTTGCGGTGATCATTTTGGGTCGGCCTTGTGCCGATCCCCTTTTTATTCCTCTAAAGCTCGAAACTTAACGCCCTGCTGTGCGCCAAACATGGTTGACAGCTCAATAACCTCGTTCATTTCTGCCACGGTCATTTTGCTTGTCCTTGCGCCAATGACCACAAAGCCGCCCTCAATGCCGGGGACAATCTTTTGCTTTTTCAGCGCAGCAGTCAGCACATCTTTCCATTCCTCTTTGTGTAGCTTTTGACCGTACCAAACCACTTGCTGGGCAATGTCCTCAAGGTTTGCCCACATCAGCCGGTTTTGCTCAAGGCTTCTCACTTAATCACCCCAATCATTCGTAATGCCGCATCAGGGCTGTCTACAACCGCCAATGCGCCCCCTTTCCAGCTTCCATGCCACCTTATCTGGTCTTCGGTCAAAAGTCGCGCAGACGGCGCTTTAAAGCCGTCTTTAACTTCAAATAAGAGGGTCTGGCCTTTATAGCCCACCAACAGATCAGGTACACCCTTACCAACACCAGCCAAAGACTGCACCGTAGCGCCAGCCGCTCGTAGCGCCGTAACCACCGCTTCTTGATTTGCATCAATTTTTGCCGCCCTCATTCATTCTCCTGCGTAATTCGTCAGCTTCAGCTTTGCCTCGGCGTTTTTCAATGTCTTCAATCGTTTTTAGCCACCAAGCGTAGGCTTCTCTTTTGCCAACCGCCTTGATTTTCCTTTTGTACCGATTGATCCAGTCCCTTGCTTCCATCGTCCGCAAGGTCTCCTGTATCTCTAAGCGCTGTTCGAATGACAGATTGGCTAAATTGTTCCCCGTCTTTAAGTCGGGAGAGGATGCTGTTGGCGACTTGTCTGTGCTCATGGTTCATCTGCGACCCCGTAGTGCATCCAGTCGGGCTTTTACGTCAGCAGGCATTGGCACTGCTCTGGCTCTGTCTTCTGCCAGCTTGTCCAAAATGTTGATGGTTTTTTTAACTTCAGGTATTTCAGCGCCATCCCAGCGGCGTTGGTTTAGATAAACAGCGGGTGAGGGAATGTAAGCACCGCCGTCTTTGCGCCACTGGTCGGTGGTTTTCATCCACTCAATGTGCTTGATTATTTGGTCAGCACAGCTATCACAATAATACTTTTCCCACCGCTTCAAGCAATCAGACTTGCCGCCCTTTCGGGTACTGGTAGGCCATGCAGCCCAGAATAGTTCAAAGTTTGTCATCTTCTATCCCTTATTGCCTTTTGGTGAATGTTGGAGCAAAGCACAGCCTTACCGTGGTCAAAACCAAAGTTCGCCTGTGCCTCGATGCTTGCCTTTCGGAGCCATGTCATCGCCTCGCACTGTCCCAGACTGTTTCAACCACCGCGCTCTAGGACTAAGCCCACGCTCCCCGATCTGGTTTGCTCGTGTATCGGGGTATCTCAAACGCAACCATCGACGTACCGCATTGCGTTGTCCAAAAGCAAAAACCCCGCAAAATGCTCTGTGGTCTTGGCTCTTGGCGAGAGCAGCAGCTAAACGATTGAATCGACAAAAGTCACGCTTGCCACCTTGCAAGACCACACAGTACTCTGCGGGGTTCTCTGTCGATTCATCGTCTAAATGCCACTCTAGACGGTTTAAATTATACACAGAAAAAATTTAGTAGCAATTGGTCGTGCAATTGTTGCCGTAGCAACAAGTCTGGCAAGTCACATACTTACCGTTTGCATAGTAGGTATGGGTTGAACAAGCCGCCCAAACCATTGTGGATGATGCTGCAAACCAAACTGCCAAAAGTGCTTTTTTCATGTTTTCTCCTATGCAAACCATTGTGGGCGTAAATCTTTTAACTGGCGCAATCTCAGCTCTGGCACAGCTTTCCACAAGCACACCGCCACTCGGCTAATGCCTAGAATCTTTGCCAGCTCACTCTGTGAGCCTGCCAACTGAACTAATTGCTGTTTTGTCATGCGGTAATTCTATGTTAAGGCATCTAAACAACAAAACCCCCACAAAACAGTCAAGAATTAAATAAAGTGCTTGCATGGTTGTTAATTTAACTTAACAATGCACCCATGCCCCAGCAATTTCGCATAGGGTCTTTTAGGAGTAAGTATGAAAATTGTAGAAATTTATTGCCAAAAGGAAAAATTCAATCCTCGCCTTAATTGCACAGTACCCGGCGCTTGGATTGCTGTTTACGCCAACGGTATAGAAGTGGCTATTTGCCGCGAATATGAGGCTTCATCTAGCAAAGAAGCTTTGTCAATCTTAAATCAACAAGTGGCAGCATGAAACACATAGAAACACTGCCATTCAATGATGCACGAATTATGGTCAGAAGCGGTTTAGAGCATCTGCAAGTCACGCACTTTGATATGACCGAAAAGATGGATTGCTACTTTTGCCCTGTCAGCGGAAATTTGTGGCATTGCTACCTTGGTCAAGTTGACCTTTACAACATCCTTGCCGATACCGTGATTGCCCAGCTTGAGCGCGAATTTGCACCTTTAATGGAGAGAAATTATGTTTGATATTGAGCACTACAAAAAACCCACCGATTGGGCGCAAGTCGCCCTTTGGATTGTGTCCATAGTTGCCATCGTGGTGGTTTTGCTTGACCTTTTTGTTTGGAGACCGTAATGAGATATGCATTTTTATTGCTGGCGCTGGTGGGTTGCAGCCACTTTACCGAAACAAAACTTACCGAACAAGAGCTGATCATGGACAAACAAATCCAGCCAATGGGCAGAAATGAGGTGATAGACGCAATCAAGCAGTGCGAAAAGAATGGCCTCCGAGCCATCACAATTTACGGTAAACGCAAGATCAATGGTTTTACCGCCGAAACACTGGTGGATGTCACCTGTGGCCCAAAATTTTATTAAGGAGACAACATGAAACAAATTGCAACCGCACTGGTCAAAGCACAAAAGGCTTTTGGCCCTGCCCTCAAATCTTCCACTAACCCGCATTTCAAGTCACGTTACGCTGATCTAGCGGCTTGCGTTGAGGCGGTCATTGCAGGCTTAAACGACAACGGTATAGCCCTGATCCAAAAATGCTATGACTGCACTGATGGCGTAATGGTGGAAACCATGTTTGTGCATGAAAGTGGCGAAATGCTGGAATGCGGCATTCTCCACGTTCCCGCCAGCAAACAAGACCCACAAGGTTACGGGTCTGCTTTGACCTACGCCAGACGGTATTCCTTGATGGCTGCCTGCGGTATTGCACCTGAAGATGACGATGGCAATGCTGGTAGCCGTAAGACTGAGATTAAATCCACGGTCAACGAAAACCAAATCCTTGACCTGATGGCGGCAATGGATGAAGTTTCTACGCTCAAAGAGCTTCAGGAAGCCAACAAAGCGGCGTACAAGGCGGCAAACGGCGAGCAGGCATGGCAGGCTAAGGTCATTGCCAAAAAAGACGCTAAAAAGGCGCAATTAGAAGCCACATTGTCTGAACAACTGAAAGGTAAATAATGGAACAACGCACAGAAGAATGGTTTGCCGCCAGATGCGGTAAGGTCACCGCCAGCCGTGTGGCTGACATTATTGCCAAGACCAAATCAGGGCCAAGCGCCAGCCGCGAAAATTACCTTGCCCAATTGGTTTGTGAGCGCATGACCGGCAAACCTGCCGAGTCTTACAGCAACTCAGCCATGCAACATGGCACAGACACCGAGCCGTTTGCCAGAGCCGCGTATGAGGCCAGAATGGACATCTTAGTAACCGAGGTCGGGTTTATAGACCACCCTTGGATCACAATGTCTGGTGCGTCTCCTGACGGCTTGGCTAATGAGGGTATGGTGGAGATCAAATGCCCAAACACCGCTACCCATATTCAGACCCTGTTAGACCGCAAAGTACCTGAGAAATACATTACGCAAATGATGTGGCAAATGGCTTGTGCCGACCGCCCTTGGTGCGACTTTGTAAGTTTTGACCCTCGGTTGCCCGAGAGACATCAGCTATTCATCAAGCGCATTAACTATGACCCTGAAATGGTTAATTTGCTTGAGAATTCAGTCATCCAGTTCTTGGGTGATGTAGACCTAAAAATCCAACAATTAGAAAGCCTCCCATGAAGAAAATCAAAAACATCGTTGTCATCACTGGCACATACACCAACAAAGACGGTCAAGAAAAGAAACGCTACCAAACCATTGGTAGTTTGTTTGAAGACGGTGAAAATTTTAAAATTAAGTTAGACACCGTACCCTTGGTAGAGGGTGGCTGGAATGGGTGGGCAAATTGCTATGACTTGGAGGAAAAGACAAATAAGGAGAGCCGAGATGACATCCCTTTTTAAACGCGCACGGTCGCTTGACCCAGTGACTAGCCATGCCGCAGCCGACCAGTTTAAATCTAGCGATTTGCACTTTAAATTAATTATGCATTGTCTTGAGCGTTTTGGGCCAATGGGTAAAGATGGCATTGCTTATTTGAGTGGTCTAGATAGCAATCAAGTGGCAAGGCGTTTACCTGAAATGGCGCGGCTTGGCATGGTTGAGCTGACTGGACACACCACCAAATCAAAATCTGGCAGGGCAGAGCGTGAATGGCAATTTACGCCTGTCCAGCGGGAGTTGATATGAAGGAACTCAACACATGAACACTTGTCCAAACTGCGGAAAGGTAGAGGGTGGTCACTCAAGCATATTGCAAGGGTGTATGTGCCAATACTCAATGCAAGAGCCACCACAGCGCCAATGGGTAGGGCTAGAGGGAGAAGAAATTAGGAATTTGTGGGAAGAAGCCACAAAACCCGACAGAAGCACCATGACTATGGTCACATCATTTGCAAAGAGCATTGAAGCCAAACTCAAGCAAAAGAACGGCTATGCCGAGGAGAACAACACATGAAATACGAAGACATCAAATACTTCTATCAACGCTGTGAAGAACACCCTGACCATCAAAGCGAAATGATTAGCCACTCAATGATTCAACAGCGGTTGCATGAAGAAATTGACGAACTGCGCAAGTACATTGAACAGCAACTCAAGGAGAAAAACACATGAGCTATCTTGTCGCATCATTACCGCCCTTGCAATGCTTTATCAAGGCTGAATTCCTATACAACCACACCAAAGGGCATGGCGAGCTTGTGCCTTGCGTGTGGGTCAGTCTTAAAGCCATCAGGGGTCAGGTATTCAGGATTGAGTCGCTGCTGACCGAATACGGCGCTTTGTACGACAAGCTACCCATTCACGCCTATGTGTGGAAAGAGGGCGCTAGTGACCTGCCTGTGGATACCCTCCAGTTGTGGGATTGCATGGGCTATCGGTTCACCATTGTGGAAAAGATTGGCTTGCGTAACCTTGGCGTTAAGTTTCTTGGTAAAGATAAGCAATGGCATTTTGGGACATATATGTTCACTGTTGATTTTTGTGCTGACGGCATGGACGTTGACACTGGCTTTACCGAGACCGCTGAGGAACATAAGTCGTTTAATTTCATTAAGCTAGACAATGGTCAGTTTGCCGCCCAACCCAACAACCGATGCCTGTGGTATGACCAAAGCCTGATCCAGCAAGCCAAGTTTCCTGATTTCCAAGCAGCAAAAACCATTTACTCAGTCGATGGCACACGCAAGTGGACGGCTGGAGATGACTGGTTTTATTCAATAAACGAACATGATTAGCCGCATCATCTTGTGCTTGTCAATGATAGGCGTTGGCGGTTATAACCTATTGCCACCAGCGCCTCTCAATATCTACCAAATGCAGCGCAAGTCAAAAGAAAAGTCAATCAGCGAGCTATGTCAAAAACCTAAAAAAACCAAAAACGTACAGGAGATATGCGACCGATGGAAGAAGTAATCATCACCATTGCAATTTTGTTCATAGGCGCAATTATTGGCATTGTTGTTATTGTTGCCTTACTGCACTTTTTTGCAGATTAAACATTACGCTCAAAATGCGGGCAATCCACCAAATTGGAAAAATTACCGCCCCAACGATTTTTGACATTTAAAGATTCCCAATATGCACCCAATGGCGCAATGGTGGCCTTGTCCCAGATGATCTTGCCATCTTTAAAGAAGTTCAAGTCAATAGCACAGCGTTTTAGGTGGATGGATTTCATGGTCTTAGAACGGCCTGTTTTGACGTAAATGGCCTGCTGTTCTGGTGTGCGGGATAGTTCCCCACCAGTAACTTTAAAACCTTGTTCTGTGGCGTATTGAATCAGTTTGCAAGCATCCAACAAGAATGCCGCTTGTTCGTTAGATAGGCTCATTTTTTACCTCGCATATCAGCAAGTTTTTCAATTGTTCTGCCGCCAAAGTACGCGCCCATAATCAACATTCCCCAGTTACCCAACAGGGTTACATAAGATTCATTTGCGTTGTACCCATAGGCAGACATCATGGCAAACAAAAAATAGCCCATAAAGATAGCTATAAGGCTCATAGGGCGTATGTTTTTGGACAGCCATGAATCACTAGACATATCTGCCTGCCAGCGGTCTGTCACGTTATCTGCATCACTCTGGGCGGCCTTTGCCAGCAGATCAAGCTCGGCAAGTTCCATCTTGGCTTTTTCAATGCCCAGCTCAAGCAGTCTTTCCTCATGGGCGTATTGCAGCTCTCTTAGCTTGCTAACGTCCTCTGGTGTGGGGTTGTCAGGAATTTTTACGCCCAACGTGTTTTCAACCACTTCCTTGCCTTTGGCTTGGATGGCACTAGATAACAGGCCAAGGCCGTTTTGAGCCAATGTGCCAAGTAACGATGCGACTATGGGAATCATTTTTTGTTCTCCAATTCAATGATAAGGCGGCGAATAATGGCCTGCTGTTGTTTGTTTTCTTGTTGCAACACAAGCATATCAAAATACATCGAAGCCATCAAATACAGGAACAACGGCAAAATCAACATCACCGCAATCAGTGAAATCAAAAAAACTATTTGCCCGTTGTCATTTGTTTGATTGACCATAGGAGGAGGTGGAGGTATATAGTAAGCGTCAGAACTGCTGCGATTATTAGCGCCTTGTCTTGCAGATTGCTGAGTCTTTTTCTGCGTTGCCATTTGCGCTGAATCTCCATTTGGCGGTCAAGTTCAATTTGCTTCTCGTTTTCCTCGTTTAGTTTTTTGTATTCTTCCTCAAACCTTGACCAAACCGCACCTAGTGCTGGGTCTGTGTGGTAGATCAAAAACTCACGCAATTCTACTGACTGGCGCTCTAATTCAATCTGGTGAAACACATTTTCTAGTGCCTGTGCTTTCATTGATTTGGTTTTGGGCGGGTCAAGTTCTTGCCGCTTAACGTCCTTTTTGACTTCTTCATGTGCGTCAAAGAATTGCCCAATGAATCCAGAGATTTCTTTGGTAATCTTGTAAAGGTCTGTACCCGCAGCTTTGGCATCCTTGTACAGAGCCACGCCCTGCTTGATTCCAGCTATTGCAGCGAGCGCCAGCGTGATCGGCTCGATTTCACGTTCCTAGAGCTTTAAAACAAGCGTCATCAGCATACCAATGATGGCGGCACATGACCCTATCAATATCTGCTCAATGCGCTTTAAACGGGCGTTGATGCTTTGGTAACGAAACTCACAAACAGTTTCGTGCGTGTCTAGTCGTGCTTCAACGGGTGTCATTTGGGCCATCCTTGTGCGGTTACAACGGCAATCAAAGCAGGTACATCGGCAGCGCCAGCAATGGCAGTTACAAGCCTTGTGCATTCAGTAATCACTGCCGCCCTGTATGTCGCAGTGTCAGCGGGTATGTCCACACTTCGCTCAACCTTGCGAATCACCATCCAGTCAGACTGAGCCAGCAATTTGTTGGCGGTATCTTTGACCTGTGCAATCCACTGGTGTTTGAGTCCATGCTGTGTGTATGGGTCACCTTCTTCTGGTGTGACAGTGAGGTCATCTAGTTGCTTGGGGTTATCTACGTTCCAGAAAAATCTGTCATCGTATGTGGTAGTCACATCTGCCACCTCTGTGATGCCAACAGCGTTCTTTTCCTCAATAGAGGTCAAGCGCAACCAGTTGGCTGGATAACTTGTGCCATCTATCTGAAAGGGTGTGTCGAGTGGGAGTGGATTGCCGTTAAGTAAAAACATGAGTTACCTCGCAAGAGAAAGTTTGAATGGGTTTTCTGCTACAGCCATAAATATGTATGTGCCACCATTAGTGTTTAGGGCATCAGAAGTTCCTCTAATTTTAAATCCATTAGATAAGATGTCTATAACACCAGTCACACCAGTAGCTTCTACTGCTGACAAATTAGGATAAAGCTGTAAGTTGGTGAGATTAGATGCATTTCTTGTAGTATCAAAAATTACCCAATCTTCTGCGGCTGATGATTTTTTAAACATCACAAATCTTGGCCTAAAACCTGTGTACACAAACGGCCCATCAGCAGAACCATTGCCTGTGTAGCTACCAAATGCAGAGTATCCAGCTACTGCGGCGAATAGGTAGGCAACGTAGTTATTTGTGTTTGCATTAACAGACGCATCATTTCCAACCGTAAACACAGACGAAGTTGGCGCTGTGTTATTCCATCGTGTTGATGAAGCACTCGCTGCGCCAGTATCAAAATTCATTGCCACCGTTGCTGGAGAAGCAGCCATGTTCTTGTGATAAATGCGCCACGGCTCTGTGCCGCTGGATCGGTTCTTCACAATCATCATCGCAGGAGCAACACCCAAGCCATGACCCACAGTAGCACCAGAAGTACCATTACCTGTATAAGTCACCACGCTAAAGCCAGCAGTGGGGTTTGCTCTTACTTGTGCTGAGATTGTCCCGCTGGTGTTGGTTACAGTTGAGCCGCCAGCGTTCCATTGCCAGCCGATGTAGGTAACACCATTTGCGCCTGTGCTGGTATCAGAATTT